TGAACGATTCATTTCATTGTTGGCAAAAGAGTTTGAAATGCGTAAGGCTGCCGATAAGTTTTCTAAAGCGAAAACATCGTCAACTGGTGACATTGATGTAAGCCGTGTTTTCAAATATCAGATTGATGACAACATTTTCAAAAAAGTAATGCGTGTGCCTAAAGGTAAATCGCACGGCTTGATTTTGTTGCTTGATAAGTCTGGTTCAATGTCAGAGAACCTTGGTGCATCATATGAACAGATACTTGTATTGGCTACCTTCTGCCGCAAAGTAAACATTCCATTTGCAGCATATGGTTTCGGTAATGCCGATCATGTTCGTGAAACGATTGACTACCGTGAAGAACCTGGTACAGGTAAATCGTATGGTTGTTTCTCAGAAAACAATCGTGAGATGTACTTGTCTTCGGTGTATCTACGTGAGTTAATTAACTCAAAGATGAGCAACTCAGAATTTTCTAAGGCAACAAAGAATATTCTGTGCCTGATGAATGCTTGGTCGGGTGGTCGTTATTCTAGAGGTTCGAATTTTTATCGCCCACAATCCGATTCACTTTCCAATACACCGTTGACTGAGGCGCTGATTGCTTGCCAATCGATCATCAAAGAGTTTCGCACTGTGAACAATCTTGATATTGTAAACTTGTGTGTGGTTCATGACGGTGATGCTGATGATATCAATTCGTATCACAATCTGAATGAGAGTGCAAGCATTTCGAACAATCGTAGTTTCTTTAATTCAAACTATCACAATGTTTTCCTGAATGATAAGAAAAATAAAATTCAACAACCGGTACCCGAAGGTGATGATGGTGTTCGTATTGCTATTAGTAATTGGTTGATAAAAACTACTGGTGTGAAAATCATCGGCTTCTATTTGTCACCTAATTTCAATATGAAAAGTGCCCTGCGCCGCCGTTTGGTTAATGATGAAATTAGTGAACTGCGTAAATCACCACGTGAGAATTACTATCAACTTAAAGAGGCATATTCTAAGTACATGAGATTGATTCGCAAAGAAAAGTATCTTGAATCAAAGAATCCTGGCTATGAATCATTCTTTATTTTGCCTGGTGGTACTGATTTGAATATTGATGATGATGACTTTGAGGCACCAACAAAAGTTACCACCTCAACTTTGACCAAGGCTTTCAGTAAGTATACCAAGAATCGTCAGGTCAATCGTGTTCTGGTATCACGTTTCATCGGTATGATAGCAGTTTGATAACATACCGCTGCTTGACAAAGTGGCGGTATCCTTTTATAATGGTAGTTCCTAAAGTGATGGAGAATTTATATTATGACAAGTCGTGCTAATAAACGTCAGGCTTTTATTGATGCTCTTCTTGCAACTGGTAAGGCTGAGGTATCGTTGTCAGAAGTGAAAGACATTGCCTCCAATGCTGGTCTAGCGATTCCTTACTGGTTCACCAATGATGAGAGTAATAAGATCAAGCGTGGTGTGTATCGTGTTCCTGGCGCCTCTGGTGCTGCTCCCGCTATCAGTCTGGCTGCACAGGTAATACCTATGGCAAAACCCGAACCTGTGCAAGGTAGTCGCATTGCTAATGTGACAACTGATCTTGAAATTGAGAATCTGGTTCCTTCTCAATATGACAACTATGTACCTTTTGGCAACTTTGATGATGTGTTGTCAATTGTGAAATCAAAACAATTCTTCCCTGTGTTCATTACTGGTCAGTCTGGTAACGGTAAGACCATGAGTATCGAACAGGCCTGCGCCAAAGCCAAACGCAAATTCGTTTGCGTATCAATGACACCTGATACTGATGAGGGTGACTTACTTGGCAACTATGTTTTGATCAACGGCCAAATGGAATGGCGTGACGGTCCCGTGACAGTGGCAGCCCGCCAAGGTGCCGTTCTCTGTGTTGATGAGATTGACTATGGCGCACAAAACTTGTCGTGCTTACAACGTGTGCTTGAGGGTAAACCATTCTTGCTAAAGAAAAAGAATGAACTGGTTGCACCTGCACCTGGCTTTACCGTGTTTGCCACTGCTAATACAAAAGGTAAAGGCTCTGAAGATGGTCGCTATATGTTTACCAATGTATTGAATGAGGCGTTTCTTGAACGATTCCCAAATACAATGGAACAAGAGTTTCCACCTGCACGTATTGAAGAAAAAATTATCAACAAAGAACTTGATTCAGTCGGTCGTTCTGATGATGTATTTGCCAAAAATCTAGTTACTTGGGCTAATACGATTCGCAACACCTTTGCTGATGGTGGTTGTGATGAGGTTATTTCAACCCGCCGTTTGGTACACATTGTGAAAACTTTCGGTATCTACGGTGATAAGAAAAAGGCGATTGAGTATTGCTTGAATCGTTTTGATGCCGATACTAAGATTACCTTCCTTGATCTGTATACTAAGATTGATGCTGGTATTGATCCTAATGAATTGGTATCAACTGAACAGATTGAACCGGTAACAACTTCTGAAGAACAGCCGTTCTAAGGTAGTAATTAACATTTGCCTAAGAGAGTGTTGACACACTCTCTTTTTTTGTATATACTATTAAACATGTAGAGAAAAGTCGCCTCTACTATTCATTTTTTGTGCGACTAATTTTTTATGGAGTAAATTGAATGTCTGCTAAAGAGAAAATTCTAAAGTTCCTTTCTAAGGATGGTCCTTACAATACCTTGACTGCTGCACAAGCACGTGCCCGTTTCGGTATCGTAAATGTTGGTGCCCGCATTGAAGAACTTCGTGCTGAAGGCTACTGCATCTACACCAACAAGAAAACTCTTGCTGATGGTCGTCGTATCACTTACTACAAACTCGGCAAACCAACTAAAGAAATGGTTGCTATGGCACATGCAGTTCTTGGTGGTCAAGCGTTTGCCTAAATTAGGCTAGAAACTGGTGGAGTGAGAGCATATATATTATGTGTTCTCACTCTTTTTTTATGGATAAATTATGCAACTACAAGTTAACCTTGAAGAACTGAGAAAGAATAAACTGTTCGTGGCTACACCAATGTATGGTGGCATGAATCACGGTTTGTATATGAAGTCTTGCCTTGACTTACAAACTATCATGATTCGTTATGGCATTGAAACTAAGTTTTCCTTTCTCTTCAATGAATCACTCATCACAAGAGCAAGAAATTATTTGGTAGATGAGTTTCTACGCACAGATTTTACACACATGATGTTTATCGATTCGGACATTCACTTTGATCCGAATGATATCGTAGCACTGATGGCACTTGATAAAGATGTTATCGGTGGTCCTTACCCTAAGAAGTCAATCAATTGGGGCAACATTGCAGATACAGCCCGCAAGCATCCAGACCTAAATCCAAAAGAACTTGAGAATCTTGTTGGTGAATACGTATTTAACGTAGTAAAAGGCACACAACAATTCCAAGTATCTGAGCCATTAGAAGTAATGGAAATTGGTACAGGCCATATGATGATCAAGCGTCAAGTATTTGATCAGATGAAAGAAGAATATCCTTTCATTCGATACAAGCCTGATCATATTGGTCAAGCACACTTTGATGGCTCACGTTACATTCATGCATACTTTGATACCGTGATTGACACAACTGATTCATGTGTTGGTGGTGGCTCTGAGCGTTATCTGTCAGAAGATTATATGTTCTGTCAAATGTGGCGCAAGATGGGTGGAAAAATCTGGTTGTGTCCTTGGATGAAGACTCAGCATATCGGTACATACGCATTTACTGGCAACATGCCCGCTGTTGCTCAGTACACCGGTAGACTTTGATCGACTACAAATATAGTGAAGACCGTATTCTTGAAGAGTTAAAAAAATACATCGACAAGACATACGGTCAACACTACTCACTAAACAAATTCCAAACTTCAGAATTCATTATTGACTGTGGGCACGGTGAAGGATTCTTTATTGGAAACATCATGAAGTATGCACAGCGTTACGGCAAAAAGAACGGCTATAATCGAGATGACTTGTTAAAAGTTGTACACTATGCTATAATGGCCTTACATAATCAT